GTTCAGCTACCGCTACCGCATAACCGATAGGGTCTGTTTCCTTTAGAACATCTAAGTCCACACCCTGATTTTGCTGCGTAAGGAAGCTATCCAACGCTTGCAACTTCTGGGCATATGCCTGTCGCTCATGTTTCACTTGCTCTAAATGAATACGCTCGGCTTCAACAGCCTTACGTTGTTCAGCTAAAGCCTGAGACTTTTTAGTGTAATCTACACCTTGCTGATAGCCTTTAATGAGTTCTTCTTCGTCAACTTCAATCTCCTCACCAGCAGCCTTAACTTTATATTTAGGCTTTGGTTGCTCGATTTCTTCTTCCTCAGAATACTCGGCATCAGCTTCATCAGATGCTTGTAGTTCTTCTGGCTGTTCCTCAGATTGGCCTTGTTCGGCTTCGTCAGAATCACCCATCAGTCCCTCAAACGCTGAAGCGGCTTGGTTTACATTTAGGCTTTCACTCCCTTGTGGGTTGGTGTTTTCCATGTGTCATCTCAAAAATCGCCAGAAACCTTCTGGACGGAGGGTAAGGTTGCCCTTACAGAATTTTCCACTTTTTCTCTTTAATCACAGTTTCCGAGGCTAAACCTTCTAGGTGTCCTGTAATTAGTTCTAATGTCTTTATGTGTCGATAAGCGTCTTCACGCCTATCACATTCTTCTGCACTTGTGTTAATTATTACACTAATCTGCTCTTTTTTCAAATTATCTAATACTTCTTTGAAAAAGTCATCATTTAGTAAGTTTTTAGCCCATTGAGCGAGCAGGTGCTTGTCCATATTGGTTTTGTATTCCAGAAATAATATCGTTAATGCTCAAACTGCTAGCAGACGGCATACCTTGTTTACTACCCAAAATACCCATTAAATCGTTGTAACTCAGGCTTGATGGCTGTGAGTATTGCACAGGCTCAGGAACTTTCCCATAGTTTGGGTCTAAGAACTTTTCCCATTGTGTGCCAATCAACAAATTACGATTACCAAAGTTAAGTGGTGTCAAAGCCTTATATGGAGCAATACTGGGTGCAGGAGGATTAGCCCAATCACTTGGCACATCCACTACTGGATAACTTGGAGTTGTTGGAGCAGATGGCGTAACTGCTTTATTTACAGCAGCCAATGCAGGAACAATACCTATCAACTTAATAATGTCAGATGTTGTTAGTGTTGTGTCTTTTGTTGTTGGCGTAGTAGTTGTTGTTGATACAGTTGGAGTTGTTGAGGGCAATGTTGTAATTGCCGCCAAAGTGTCGCCAATAGTTGTAGTTTTTGGTATGTTTCCAGTAATTTTTACTTCTGGAGTTGTAGCAATTGCATTGATTACATCTTGCTGAGTAGTTGGTGTTGTTGCTTTACCAGTTACTGTAAGAGTTGGTGTCGTTGCAAACACATCGCCAATATTTACACTTGTAGGTCTAGCACCTGTGATTTGAACATTATCTGTAACATCTGGAGCAGAAACATCTATATTGGGGATAGAAGTCTTACCATTGATAATATCTTGTAGTGCTTGTTGAGCCTCTGGGCTTTCCATTAAGTTAGCCATGAACTCATCGTAAGTTGTACCAAACTTAGGAGTTAATCCACCAGCAGTATCGGCAGCAGCAATCGAATCATAAGTTGATTTGTTAATCAAGTCGCCCAATTGTGAGCCACCATAAACAAGACCTCCGCCAATTAAGCCAGCTTTGAGTGCATCACCAAGATTTTCACCACCACCTAGTTTAGTTCCAGTAGTAAGCAAACCTTGGCCTACTGCTTGACCTGCTGCGCCAGTTAATCCAAGCGCATTACCAATGCCAGATGGAAGACCAAACAATGTACCAGCCGTTAAAGCAAAGTCCATAAAGTCTTTTAGTGCATTGACTTCTTGCGTTACACCAGTTCTTTGAAATGTGCCATCTGCACCATATTGTTTATATTCAGAACCAACTGGTGCTCTGTAATTAACATCTCCATTGTTTTTTGAAACATATACAGTTTCCAATGGCCCAATTTGTTCATCCATTCCAGAACCTGTAGTTCTATATTGAGGAACGATAACAGTATCGCCAAGAGTTATTGACGAGCCTTGTGGAATAGTAGCCGCCACACGAGCAGCAACTTCACCCTCTGATACTCCAACTACTTGAGCCAATTGTGCAGGACTTACACCAGCAACTTCCATTGCCTTTGCAATTTCCGCATCAGATACATTGGGATTGGCTTGCAACCAACCCAAGATTTCTTCATTAGTTGCAGCCATGATTAGCCCTTAATCTCTACGTTGGATGTAATGCCAGCACCAATTTTCATTGCTTTCAATTGTGCTTCTGCTTCAAACTCTTGTTGCTTCATAGCAAAGTAAGCCTGTTGTTTCTCACGCTCTAATTGCAACTTAGCACCTTCTTTTTCACGCAAAATCTGCATTTCAAGACCAGCTTTTTGTTGAGCCATCTGTGCATCAATCTGCATCTGTTGTTGTTGCAGTTGCATATCAGCTTGAGCCTTTGCTTGGTTAGCCTGAATCTCAGCTTGTGTCTTAGCCATCAATGCCTGAACTTCTGGAGGCATTTGTTGCTGTTGTGGAGGAGGATTACTCATTGCTTGGTCTTGCTCTGGCGTAATCGCCTTGTAGAACTCAGCAGAATCCTTAAATCCAGCAGTCTCAACCATGCGTCCCAATGTATTGCGATATTGAGCAGGTGAAACATATGGATTAGCAGGGCCATACATACCAATCAACTGCTCTTGTTTGGCAACAATCATAGACAGCATAGCCATCTGTTCTTGACGATTACCAGCACCCAAACCTACGTTAATAGCAACATCGTATTGGTTAGCCCATGTACGAGGGTCAAACTCTACAAATTCGCCACGCATACGCACCAAACGAGGCTTGTCTTGATACTTGCACAAGAGATGCAAGATACCTTTAAACAAAGACTTAACACCAGTCTCAGCAAAGATACGAGCCATCAGTTCAATCTTGCCTGCGCCAGCTTGTTGCATTGAGGCTACGGCTGCTGCTGTCACGTTCTGCAAGATAGATGGGTCTAAGCCCTGTGAAGCATCAGATACGCCTGTACGCTTGGACTGAACACCATCCAAGTATTGCAACATTGGGAAAGCCTGTGCAGCTACGTTCTGGACTACAAGTTGTTGAACAGCGTTCGGAGACTTAGCACGAATAACACCACCAGCAGTAGATGTAAGCAAGTCGTCAAGATTCACCTGCCCTTCAACTGCTACTACTCGTGCATTGTTTGTCAGATACAAGTTATCCAACATCTGACGAGTAATAGTAGTCTTAATTAACTGAATGTCTGTTGTTCGGTCAGCAAGAGAGTTGCCAAAGAACTTGTGTGGGATTGGAATAGGGCAGATGGAATGGAAAGGAACATAGTCCACTTCCTCAATCATCTCTTTGCCTTTTTCGTCTTGCAGAATCTCGTTACTTGCGTAGAAAACCTGCGTCAGAGTAGCAATGCCTTTGCCATCTATATCAGTTTTGATATAGCACTCAAAGACCTCAATCTCTTGCATCGATGGGTCATCAGTCTGAACTTGGTAAGGTTGCTCACCAGCAGAGAAACGCACTACTCGCTCTGGCGTATATGCCAAAGCATCATCCATTTGCAAACCTTCAACTTGCTTTTTGTTAAAGCCCATAGCAACCAATGTGCTACGAGTCAACATCTGACGATGTGCAACGAATGGAGAATCAGCAATAGTGCGAGCCTTCTTGCTAATCAAGAATTCCTCTGGGGGAACATTCTCAATGCGAACTTTGCCTGATTTCTTTTTCTTCTGGACTACGACATTGTGCGTAGAACCCATAACTGGCTGACCCATCTGGTCAATGACTGGCTGTCCATTAGGGTCAAAGATTGGAAAGTCTGTCGTATCTTGCTCGACAATTTCCATGCTCTCATCACTCATTAGCATTGCCAACTCGTCATTAGACAAGTCAAAGTAACGCTCTTTTGTAATGTCTTCTTTGTCTTCCCAGAAAGCCTTAACGATGCCGTTCTTTTGTAGCAAGGCATCCTTAAACCAATCATGGAGGATAGCTACGCCTTCATTGTCACGATGGAAAACCCAATTACAGTAGTCAGTCGCTTGTTTAGCAGACGCTTCATCCTGTGGGCCTTGAGGCTCAAAAACTACAATTTGGTCTGAGCCTGTAAAGATACGGACTAGGCTAGGCAGCGCACCATCAATGGCTTCTGCAACTTCACCTGTAACGATTTGTGACTTGCCCTCTACCTCATTGCCATATGGCTGACGCAAATAAGCCTGTAAAGCCTGTTTGCGCTGGTCAACAGTTTCTGTTTCTATGTAGCCAATAGCATCATCAATCTCAGCTTGGAGGATTGATTTCAAGTCGTTCTGTTCCATTTTTGTCCTTTGGAGGGCGACCCATTCGGGGTTTGTCCAATTGTAATACTTTCTTTGAATTATTTGCTAACTTTGTCTTTAGCATTTTGTCAATAGATTCTTTACTTACTGGATGGCCCATCTTACTTGCAGACATTTTTGCCCTTGTTTCTTCAGATAACCTTCTTCCAGTTAGTTTTGAGCTAATTGCTAATCTAACACTTTCAGACCTATTTGCAAGTGAAATTTTTGCTATATGTTCTTTTGATTTGGGAACTCCCTTTCTTTTTGCAGACATTTTTAATCTTGTTTGCTCAGAAAGTTCTTTTCTAATATTTCCACCAGCAGTTAAGTTATAGCCGTTGTTCATTGAATTGTAAAAATCAATCCAATAGCGTTCTCTTTCTTCAAACAAATCTTTATGACATTCTTCAATGATGCTGAAGTCAAATGACTCAACTCCATACTTTTTAATAGCATTTTTTATATAAGAAACTTTTTTTGCATCAATATTTTTATGGTTGCTCCATCTTGACTTGATGTTTACAGAAACACCAATGTAATGTTTACCATTTAATTTATTGGTAATTTTATAAATCCCGCTTATTTTCTGTTGGCTCATTTTTTTCCTTTGGTGGCCTTCCAATTCTAACACTTTTTTCTTGTAATGCTTTTACCACATTTTCCAATACTTCTATACGCTTTTCAAGTTCTTTTACGATTGGGGCTAAATTTACCCCTTGACGTTCCATAAACATTAGACAATCCATTTCGGTGCTTGGTTAATAGGCTTAGACCATGTTGAATTACCTTCATCCAATCCAAGGGCTAAGTAACGGAATGAGTCCGAGCCATGCGATGACCAGTCATGCAATGGACGCTCATAAAAAATCTTACGCTTTTCATCGTAATCTCTGCGGTAGTTTCTTAGGCAGTTTAGTCCTATCTGGACTTTAGGCACATTGAACCAGCACCTTGGCAATAGCCTCCTTACAGCCTGAATACCATCATCTAAGCCCATTCTTGGGGCTATCTTTATCTCTAGTCCTGCTTCCTCAAGCATCTCTAGTCGGCTCTTTCCAGAACCTAATTCTCTTACCCTAACGTCATGGGGCAAGATATGCTCTGCTTTCTCATAGTCGTTATCTCGAATCCACTTCACATAGTGGTCAAGACCTACGCCATGATTCTCATAGTAATCAATTAGACGCACCTCAGAGCCTACCAACTGAGCAACCCAGATAGAAGTTGAGTCACCCATACCCAAATCCCAAGCAGTAAATGTACGGCTCAGTTCCTCTCTGGGAATCTCCTGCATATGCTTCTTTTCTTCAAGTTCATTGAGTATTTGCCCATAGTAAGAGCCTTCTACAGCAGCGTCAAAGCTACATTCAAACTCTTGCCTATACTTGTCCTCACCCATCTCATTCTTGGCAGCCTTGAGTTCTGTCTCATCTACTACGCCAGTCTCAGAGGCTTTGAACTCTAGCAAACCCCATCCATCCTCATTCATTGCCCTGTCACGCAACTCTTTGAAGTGGTTATGACCTTTAGGTGTACCAATGAACAAGCACCAACCTTTTCTGTCAGCTAGTGCAGGTCTAATAATGTCTGTCCATATCTTGGGATTCTGGTCACCAATCTCGTCAAGGATTACCCCATCGAAATACTGACCACGCAAGGCTTCAGGATTGTCTGAACCATATAGCTGAATACGCCTACCCCAGAAGTCAACTCGCAACTCAGAGATATTGCTAGTGCCTCCTAAT